ACAACCTCGCGTGGCAGGTCAGAAACAGCACACTGGGTGAAGACGGAACGATCACGAACGGACTGATCGAGCGTCTGGAGAAGCTGGCCCTGGACTATGAGCTGGAGAAGGCAACAGTCAAGAGCAAGCCTGTGGCGGATGTGGCAAGAGACATCTTTGGCAATATCATCACCACCGGAAAGAAGGGCAAGGAAAAGGTTAAGACTGAAAAGCAGAAGTATATCAGCCCGACGTTGAAGACACAGAAGATCACCTTTTCCACAACCTACCAGTCGGCCACGGGGACAACGGACATTCTGGGAAAGATCGAGGAGATCCGCGACATGATCGGGAGCTCCGGCCCGCTGGTTGTCGGATGCGAATACATCGCAAAGGACGACGGGCGCATCTCCAATGTGCCGCGGGTAGTGGGAATCTACCAGATGCAGCTCATCAAGGTGAGTGTGTCGGACGTGGAACTGGATGAGATAGGGCGCTTCACGAAGGCCACGCTGAAGTTCACACTGGCGGAAACGAAGGACAAGAAGGTCATCGCGGTGGCACTCACCAATCCGGGCGAGGGAACGAAGAAACTCCTGTGCAGCTGGATCAAGAACGGCCTTAAGTACACGGAGGTTCCGGAGGAGGAGCTGACGAAGAAGAAGGTCAACCCCAAGAAGAACAAATGGTACGAGAAGGACGGGGACAAGTACGTCCCGACGGAAGACAAGAAGGTAGTACCCGGCAAGACATACTACACGCAGACAGTGAACGAGGAGGCGATCCCGGAGCAGTTCTGGAGCGCTCTCAACTGCTCGCCGGATCCGAACGCTAAGGCCATCGTGAAGCAGAAGAAGGAAGACGAGAAGGCGGCAAAGAAGAAAGCTGCGGCAGATCTGAAGGCAAAGGTCAAGGATCTGCAGGAGAGGATCCGGGCGGGAGAAACCGGACTGTAAGGAGGCGGATATGCTCGCAGAGGGAAACGGGACGGCGCAGCAGTGCGCCTTTAATCTCATGTCTATGATACAGGGGGAATGCCCATACGACCGGTGCAAGGGAATGGACGCAGCGATCTCGGATCAGCCATCCACAGGGGCGCTGGGTTCCATTGTGACAGCGACGGCGTGGGTACTGAAATATTATGAACCGAGAGCACAGGCAGGAGACATCGGGCTTCTGGTGGAAAGCGCACTCCAGGGCAGATACCGCATCGTATCCGGGATGCTTGTGGATAATGGATAAGGAGGGACCATGCTGAAACTGATCGAGACAGACTCCGGCGCACTGTATGACAGCATCATAGAGGCGGTGGAGCTGGAAACAAAGGAGCCGCTTTATCCGGGGGATGAGCGGCGCATTTTTGCGGAGGCCATTACCCAGCTGTTCGTGGGAATCACGAACCTGTGCAATTCCGCCTGCAACAACAAGATGCTCCAATATGCCGAAGGAGATGCTCTGGATGCACTGGGCTACCGCATGGGTGTAACGAGGTTTCCGGCCACAGCGGCGACTGCTACCTTCCTGTTTACGTTGACAGAAGCGCAGGCGACAGGCACAACCATTCCGGCAGGAACGCTCATCACGACGGACGGAGATCTGTACTTCGCAACGGATGAGGATCTGACGATCACCGCAGGGAATACGACCGGAACGGTGACAGCGACCTGCACAGAGCCGGGCAAGATCGGAAACGGCTATGCAGCAGGAGCAGTGGCCCAGCTCGTGGAATATCTGGACAATGTCAGCACAGCGGAGAACACCACTGCCACAGCGGGCGGAACCGAAGAGGAAGAGGACGACGATTACAGGGAGCGCATCCATCTGGCAAACAGCGCCTTTTCCACAGCCGGCCCTACAAAGGCCTATGAATACCACGCAAAGAGTGCGGACGCATCCATTATTGACGTGGTGGTAGATTCACCCAGCGCCTGCGTGGTGAACCTTTATATCCTCTGTGAGAACGGGCTGCCGGGTGCAAATGTTCTGGCAGCAGTGCAGGATGCCTGCAACGCGGACGACGTGCGGCCGCTCACAGATCTCGTGACGGCACTGGCACCGACGTCTGTCCCGTACGACATCACCGTAAAGTATTACACAACAGCGGAGGACGAGACGGAGTGCGTGGAGACGATAGAGGGAGACGGGGGCGCCATCGATCAGTACATCGCGTGGCAGGCGGGCGCCATCGGGAGGAACATCAATCCGGACAAGCTGCTGTCTTTGTGCATGGCTCCGCCAAGCGGAACCGGGTGTCTGCGTATGGAGATCACGGCGCCAACGCTGACGGAGGTCGGAAAGCTGCAGGTAGCGCAGGTCGGCACGGTCACAGTTACACATGAGGTAGTTGCGGAATGAGGCTGAAGGATTGCGAATTTGAAAAGCTCCTGCCGCTGTTCATGAGAAACCAGGCGGACGACAGGGCAATGGCGCAGGCGCTCAACGAAACCATCAGGGACATCGGAGAGAAAGCGGCGCTTTGTTCCGACTGGGGCGTGATCGACGAGTTGCCGGAGGAGTTCCTGGACGCCCTCGCCTGGGAACTTGACATCGACTGGTACGACAGGACAGCGGAAATCGAGGTCAAGAGGGCACTGATCAAGAGCTCCGACATTGTGCACGCCCATAACGGCACAAAGGCAGCCGTGGCAAGAGTGGTGGCGGATTACTATGGGGAGTCGGTGGTCGAGGAGTGGTTCGAGTACGGGGGACAGCCGGGGCACTTTAAGGTTTCCGTAGGGTCGGAGGACATGCACATCACGATCCCGACGGAGTTCCTGGAACTGCTGGACAAGGTCAAGAGACAGTCCGCGGTGATGGACAGCGTGGACTTCACTTGGACGACCTACGAGACGATCTGCACGGGAACAGGGCAGAAGCAGGCGATCATCCAGCCGGATATCCCGTGCGATGCTGGAATATAGCGCAAAGCGCAGAAAGGAAAGGATATGGCACAGCTGTTCAACAATGCGGTCCTGACGGACGGGGGTGCGGCGATGGTAGCGCGGGCTCAGGCGGAGGGACTTGCGATCACATTTTCATCGGTAGCCTGCGGGAATGGAACATACACAGACAAGTCCGTGAACGCACTCAAGGTGCTGACGGCACTGAAATCTCAGAAGCAGAGTTTCCCGATATCCGGAAAGAGCAGACAGGGGGCAAACGCTGTCAAACTGTCGGCAGTGCTGACGAATATAGATCTGTCAGTGGGTTATTACATGAACGAGATCGGCGTCATGGCGCACATCGGCAGCGATGCGGACACGCTCTTCTCCATCGCCGTCACAGCAGGAGATCAGGGAGATTTCTTCCCGCCGTACAACGGGAGTTCTCCTGCGGAGATCATGCAGTCGTTCGTCGTGACGTTCGCCAATGAAACGACCGTCAACATCACAATGGCGTCAGACATATATGCGCTGAAAGCGGAGGTCGGCGATCTGGACGATCTGGTCACGGAAGAAAAGCACACCATCGTGGGGGCGATCAACGAGGCCGCACAGACAGGGGTGAGCGAAAGGGTCTACGCGCTGGAAACGGATGTGGCGAACATGGCGTTCCAGCTGGCACTGGATGACCTGATTGACACATCGGATTTCAAGACGGTAGCCGTGGACGAGATCGACAGTGCAGATGCGGTCACGATCGTATCGGGCCAGTATGACAACCTGAACCAGAAGGTCTACATCTGATGCGCAGGCAGGGAGAGCGAACACAGGAAAACGGCCCGCCGGTGCTCGTTGTCGCCAAAGAGCTGGCGGGCTTCACGCTTCGCGTGACATCAAACGAGAAGTACTTCCCGAAGCGATACAGGTTTTCCGTCGTGGAAAAGATGCAGGACCGCGCCTTTACGATCATGGAGGAGCTGGTACTCGCCAATGAGATCTATCCGGACAACTACGTCGAACTGTGCACAAGGCGGGCCCATATGAAGGAAGCAAGGGCATCCTGCAGAGCGCTCATGGCGCTTGCAGAGGTGGCAACGCAGGCCTTCGGGGTGAGGCAGAGCACATTGAAGCAATGGGCGATGGCGACCGTGGACCTGCAGAAGCAGATCACGAACTGGATCCTGAGCGATGACGAGAGGTTCAGGTATCTGATGCCAAAGAATTAAGGGGTGCAGACTACATATATGCGCGTCTCCGTGGAACTGGTGGCTGCGCACGCCGAACTCCGGCAACTCGAACAATGGCGTCGCCCCGGATCTGGTGGAACCCGGACAAAGTAAGCACAAGCCGAAATCAGAGGACACCATCAAAGGAGGATGCATCCCTGCCCCGGGCGGGCGAAACAATGATCACCGACGCCCCGTGCCAAGAGCGCACGGAGCTGCAGGCGGTGTGACAAACAATTATGAAGAATGAAAAGGATGATTTTGAAATACTCGCAGACTTCGACAACCTGTACAGGGCGCACTTAAGCTGCAGAAAAGGGAAGCGCTGGAAGGTATCGGCAGCCAGCTACGACATGCGGGGACTGGAATGCACGCTCGCGCTGAAGAGGCTCCTGGACACCGGCCGCTACAGACTGAGCCCATACAACTGCTTTACGATTTGCGAACGCGGAAAGAAAAGAGATATCAAGAGTATCAAGTATCACGACCGCGTTGTGCAGAAATGTCTGATGGACCAGATCTTGACACCGGTCGTGCAGAAGAAGTTTATCTCTGCGAACGCAGCGAGCCAGAAGGGCAAGGGAACGGACTACGCCATGCATCTGCTGAAAAGACATATGCAGGAGTACGTCCGGAAACACGGGACGGAGGGCTATATCCTTGTCTGCGACATGCACCACTATTTTGATTCCGTGCCGCATGAGCTGCTAAATCAGTGCTTCGGAAAATGGTTCGAGGACAAGAGGCTGCTGGCGTTGATCCGTCACATCCACGCAAGCATACCGGGAGGCAGAGGGATCCCTCTCGGAAATCAACTCTCGCAGCTGGACGCACTGATCGCCCTCAATGAGCTG